GGTGCTTTAGTAATGGGTGTTCTTGGTGGTGCTGTTTGGGTAATGGGTAAAGCATTACAAGAATTCTCTGACCTTGATTGGGAAACAATCGGTAAAGGTTTAGTCGCCGTTGCTGGCTTCGGTGCTTTAGCAGCAGTTATGGGTATGGCGATCGAACCATTATTACTTGGGGCTGCAGCAATTGGAGCAATCGGACTTGCATTAGTTCCGTTTGGTTTCGCTATGAAAATGGCTGGTGAAGGTATTAATCAGTTAGCTGATGGTCTTGGGAAACTTCAATCTATTAGTGGAGACAATCTATTAAAGATAGCTGAAGGTTTAGTAGCTATCGGTGGTGCTATGGCTGTATTTGCAGCTGGTCAAGCAGCAATGGGATTAAGTAACCTTGTTACTGGATTCTTAGGATTCGTATCTGGTCAGAAATCTCCAGTTGACCAAATGACGCAGATGGCTGAAGCTGGCGATGGATTAGTTAAAGCTGGTAATGGAATTAAATCTATCGCTGATGGTATGGCAGCTTTCGCGAAGATTTCTCCAGAACAAATGAAAGCAGTTAACGACTTCCCGTGGTTAAAGGCAACAGCATTTGCCGCAGTTGGTGGAGCTATGAGAGTTGATAGTGGCGATTCGAGTGTTGAAGTCTATAATCGTTCAGCTGAGAATCAAGGTCAAGCTATGGAAAATCAAGGTGGTGGCGGAGGAAATACTCACAACATCATCGCACCAACTACAAATAATAATACAAATACTACACAAAATATTCAACTACCTGTTCGCAATCAAGAACAAAGTATGAATAGGTATATCCGAAGTTCATTCGCTTTCTAAAATGACAAAAGGGGACTTTCGTCCCCTTTCTTTTTGGCTGTTAAATTTTATTCTTCAGCAGCAATTTTCTGGAAGTAAGACATAACGTCTTCATCATCACCATCTTCACCTAGACTTGCAGCAGCAGGTGCTGGCTTAGAAGCAATCTTAGGAGCAGCAGCAACTGGACGATCTTCTTCTTCAGCAATCTCAGCAGCAGACTTAGTTGAGAATGAATCACCAGAAAGAACTTCTTCAAGTTTTTTCTTCAACTCATCATAACTCTTGAAGTTTTTACGATCCAAGAATTCTGACAACTTGTATTGCTTGTTAGCGATAGCCAAGATATCTTCATCATCAGATGCGATAGGTGCTGGGTCAGAGAAAGTTGACTCGTCGTAGTTAGTGAAACCATCTTTCTTGCGCATACGCAATTTGAAGTTAGCACCTTCCCAGAAGTCAAATACGTTTACTGGTTTCTCATCTTCAAAAGTAGGACGAGCTTTGTCCATAATCTTATCGAAGATTTTCTTACCAAACTTGAACAAGAACACTTTACCTTCGTTCTCTGGATGTTTCGGATCAGAAACAACCAAGATGTTCGCAGTGAAACTTAGCTTACGCTTTTGTTTACGAGCGATTTCTTTGTTTGCTTCAGAACCAGAGTTCCAAAGTTTAGTATTCAATTCACCAACAGGATCTTGTTCCCCAAGAGTAGTTAGTGAGTTCTCAATATACCACTTACCAGTTGGACCTTGAAATCCGTGACTGAAGATACGAACCCATGGGAGTTCATCGCCTTCTACACGTGGGAGGAATCGAATCGTAGCAGTGCCGTTGCCTGCTTTGTCGCCTTCTAATTTCCAAAAGCGATCGTCATTGTATGACTTTGATTCTGATTGTGGATTCGCAATCTTTTCGAATTCTCCAGCGATTTTGCCGAAGTCAGAGTTGCGCATTTTGCGGAGTGTTTGAATGTCCATCGTATTTCCTTTGTATTAAATGTATTAAGATTTAGTATGTTGTATGAATATCTCATCACGAATTTCAAAATCATCCTCGAAAGGATCATCGTCATAATCTTCTTCAACATAACTATTTAGCGTTTTCATACCTTGACCTTTATGGTTGGTGGCATGTTTTGCTTGTTTACCAGAACGCTTTTTACTAGTAAATTCATCCTCGAATTGCTTCGAATTTTTTTGGTAAGTCTTACCCATTTTATAACTCTTGAACTTCTTCCTTAAAATTTGCGAATACTTTATTCACTTTATCTCTATCATACTTAACGAAACCTTTGGATTTTTCTATCCTGCGGATTTCATTTTCCCACAACAATAACATAGAAGTGTTTTGTTTCCATATATGTATAATAGGTTGTATATCATCAATAATTCTAACTGTTTCTAAGGATATCTGTTTTCCAAGGTATAATTTAAGTATACTTGAATATGTCTTATTTGTCAAATTAAAAACATCATTCTCTTTAAGTTTATTCTTGTAAGCATCCATAAGGATTTTATTACAATCGTCAGAGAAAATCTTTGTAATTGACTGCTTTCGTTTATTCCACTCCAAATAATTTGTATCAGCTTCTTCAGAAGCATATATTACACCATCATTACCATATGCAAAATTAGCTGCAAAATACTGAATGAGTTCTCTATCAACTGGGAATTTTCTTGCGAGTTTTTCAAACCCATAACGATCGTTTCTTGCGTTAAACGCTTCACGAGTTCCTTTTATATTCCCTCTATTCTTAAAAACATCAAACTCATCTTTTGTAAAGTGTAATTTTACAGCCATATAATATTTGTATGCTTTAAATCCGTCCACTCTGTGCTCTCATTTTCCTACATGCTTCTTTGACTTCTGGTGGAAAGTCGGGGGAAATTTCAGATAGTCTACAATCGAATGCTACTGTACGATTAGTATGACCTTGAATAATGTATAAACAAATCCCTGCCCATACGATAGCAAAAATTGCTACTAAGAATTGATGATAATTTTCTTTAATATGATTAAACATCTTCGAGTTTCGCAGTCTTAGGTAAGAAATTGAGTTCTTGCATATCAATCGCAATTTTTTCTTTCAACGATTTGTTGATTAGTTTCGCGATGTCATCAGGTTCAAGGAAGTTCTCTTTACAATACTCAAGAACAGCATCCATATATGTTATACGTTTATCTTTAACAACCTGTTCGATATAAAGGGAGAAGTCGTTAGCTGTCTTAAACATGTGATAGTTTCTTCATAAAATATTCTGCTGCTTTGATCGATTGACTTAAAGAGTCATACTCTTTTAGTTTCTTTTTATAAAGATCCCAAATAGGAGTTTTTGTATTTTCTGGATCCATTTTCTTCTCAAACTTATCCAGATACATTGTAAAAAACTTATCCATCTTCATTTTATCACCGAGCATTCGAACATATAAGGTTCGTAAATCAACAATGTTTGATTGTGCTTTAACAACAAGTTGATAATTATCCATTTGATTTTCCTGTAATAGATCTACTGTAAAATGCTACATCCATGACCAATGATTCAACATGACTAGTTAAATCTTCTATTTCTTTTTGCAATCGTTTCACTTCTTCATAATGTTCCTTCCGAAGTAATTCAATCTGCGCTTCTTTTTCACAACATTTGACGCAAAATTCTGACATCAATTTCTCCTCATAGTTGCAATTTCAACTGCTTGTTCGTCAGAAAAAATCGGCACAGCATTTGACTTATGCATTGTGCCGATACCTTTAATTAAGGTTCCAGTGTAAACTGGGTTTTCTTTTTTGGTGCAGGGCGCACCTGAGAATGGAAGACTCGGAATCTTAGGCGTCTCACGACGAGCAGTTTTTCCAAGTGAGTACACGTCACTGAGTTGTTGTGGTTTTGACACAACAGTCTTTGTGGGGTACTTCTTTAACAGTTCCTCCCAAGACTTAGACAACTCCCGTTGCTTAGCCGTTGGCTTGCGTTTCTTGGATCGAGGAACGTTGGTGTGAATAACAATCATGATATAATTTTACTCCAATTTTGAATAAATGTCAAGCATTACTTCAGAAGTTTGTTTATCAATCCTACAGTAACAATTATACCCTATTTTAGGAATAAAGTCAATACCCCCAAATAACCCCTACAGTAAAGGGGTTATTTTCTTGCAGCCCAGACCATGCAAATTGAATCAGTCGATCCATAGGCACAACGGACTGACATTGGGTCAATTCCCTTTACAATTGCAGACTCCACACTGGACTTTAATGCTTCGTCTTTTTTAATGTTATAATACGTCACACAAAGAATTGCTGTAATTCCGATGAGCACTGCACCAATAATAAAACCAAGTGTTTCTTTAGATTTTGTTTCCATAACTTTCTCCTTATTACCAAGATCCATCATCAACAACTACTCTAACTGACACGAATGCCAGCACCGCATAAATTCCACGCATCTTCGGATTTAAATCGTCAGGGTGTAGAAATTCAAATCTAAAATTCCAGTGACATGGGTTTAGTCCAAATGTGACCCATATCCCAGAATAACGAACATATTTACTTAAGGTCTTTAACATCGTCGCAGAGTCCTAATTTTTTAGCTTCCATCGCACTCAACCAAACGTCTTGTGGTGGAAGAAGTTTTTCTCTAATGTATTTTTCGTCAAGCCCAGTACATTTTTTATAATGAGCAATCATACGTTTTGTTGTTAAATCAAATTCTCTGACAGTAGCGAACAATTCATGTTCTTTACCGATAGCTCCCCAAGAATACTGGTGAGATAGAATCGAAGTATTTGGTGTGAGGATTCTTTGTCCTTTATCACCAGAAATAAAAATCAACAACCCAGCTGATGCAATTTGTCCAAGTCCAATAGTTCGAATCGGAATCGCACTACCACGCATTGTGTCAACCAAAGCAAATGCTGCGTTTAAATCGCCACCTGGAGAACAAATTAAAAGGTTTAGTAGCTCAGGTCGTTCTTCTGTAAAATTTGCTTCTAAAATCCACTCAACAGCATTCTTACAGGTAGAAAGAGAAATGTCCTCCATCATTATGAAGAACGAGTGTTTAGAATGTTCTTCCTTTATCGCGAGGTTCAATTTTTGCATCATTGTAATAATCCTTATAAAATATATGCCTACCAATTTTTGTAGTTTTCTTCAATTTCCAACCAGGATTTATATAATCCGCATGGTAGTAAATTGCTCCATCTGTAATATCATTTATACTATCATAATTAGCATAAACATATAAAGCAGTATTTAATGCCTGCTCATAGGCAGTATTATCTCTTGGTTTTAGAACACCATTACAAAACCAAGAGAATTGACAAACTGTCAATCCTTGATACAAAGTCTTCTGCTTAACAACACCGCAGATGTCTTTTGGAAATCTCGAATCTTGAACACGATTCATTGTTACTAATGCCACTGCCATTTTACCATCATCAGGCTCATAAGCTGATTCCCAATAAATGTTTTGCGCCAAACAGTCAACTTGTTTTTTAGCATCGGCAGTTAAATCTGAATACGTTATCTTTAATAAATGATAATCGTTCTTGTATGTGACAGACAATGCTGTCATAACAACCATAGCAAGTATAATAAGAAATATATTTTTATATACTTTCATTACATCTCCTTAATTAGTTAAAGGGTGTGTGTTACCACACCCCAATCCCATATCAGGTGGACTTTTTGCCAGTCTTTTCTTGTGTAGCGGGGATTTGTGAAACGAAACTATTCAGCTCAGTGGCTTTCTTGATAATTTCAGTTTCTGATGGAAATGTTGGGAGTTCTGGGTGACTCGGAACAGCAGTACCAGAGTGTCGAGCATTGTCGACTTGTACGTGCCACTCGTTGGTCATTCTCTCACGCTTGCCGTGATACTCTTGTTCCAACATATCTTTCGCCATTTTTAATAATTCGAGGCGAATCTCGAATGGTGTCATATTTGACATAACTTCTCCTTTGTGTTGTGATGTGTAAAATGATGGTTTTATTGGGATCCATCAACCCACGTGTATACTATTTATTACTTCTTTGGAGTTGGCTTTTTGTCACCAAGATCCTTTTTTGGTGCTGGCTTCTTAACAACAGCCTTTTTAGCAATAGTGTGTCTAACTGGTTTCACAGGAACTTCGCCAGCAAATACGTTTAGTGCGAAAACAGATAAAACAAGAATCATAAAGTTTTTCATACATTCTCCTGTTAAAATTCGTGGTAGGTTATTCTGTTACGAGGAAACCTACCGAAACCCTAAGCAGCGTTTAGGCTGCTAATGCGAACATTTCGTCGTTTGCGTTTACGTTGTTTTACTTTTTACGACTCTCTGTGTCGTGCTGTCCACTTATATACTCATCGCCCTGTCGAAACCTAGTCACCCCCATCATCTGAATACTGTTTGCGGCATCTCAGCCCATACCAACTCAATACTCAGGTGGTGGAGGTGGGGAGAATCGAACTCCCGTCCAGAACACCTTTCTACTTGCTTCATACAGCAATTCACTCGGTAGCTTTACTCTCACGAATAAAAGTTACCTTACCATTCGCTCCACTTATCATTCTCCAAACATCACCCTCACGCCATGTTGGTGGTAAATTCTTAAAAGTTAATTCTTCATCAAAAATAATAATATTGTCGTTGATGTCAAAACTATAATCAAAGTATAACATAAGTTTACCTTACTTTTCAATATTTGTCAAATTTTTATGCCGTCTTCGGCGCATTAGGCATTGCTTCCGCAATGCCTTGAATCATTCCTGCTCTTGCAGGGTTTATAATTAATGAAACGAAACCAGAAGTTGCAGGATTATTTAATCCATTAGCCAACGTAGTCATCTTACCCAATCCTTGATTTTGTAATTGAGCTGCAGCCAAATTATTCGTATCGCTACTTACAGAATTGTTTAAAGTAGTTGCACCTGATGTCACATTACCTGAAATTGAATTCAATGCTGTAATTTTTTGGTCTTCGGTTGTAGTTGTATCAATCAGTGTTCCTTGAATAGCATTCACTTGAACTTGTAAATTTTGAATTGCTGGCTGTTGTTTTAAAGAACTTGCTAAATCATCAGCTCCGTAGGTTTTTGCTGCTGGAATTGTATTTGATGGTTGGCAAGCAGATAGAGAGCCAAGAATTTGTTGAAGACCTGTGCTAATCATATTACCAACAAACGAAACAATAGCAGTCACAGCTGCAGTTGCTGCCGATAAAGCTGCGACAGCCAAATTCAAAGCAGTAGTCAAAGCTGCTGAAGCTGTTGCCAATAAACCTTGAATATATGATAAGACAGTTTGAATCTGTTGAAGAACTGCAGTACCAAGTGCCGATAGTGGATTAATAACTAAGTCATCAAGTCCCTGCATAAAATTATGTAAAGCATCGCTAATCTGTCCACTTAATGATGATATTGAATCGCCTAATGAACAAACAGATCCAATCTGTGGTGTTACAACTCTACCGTCAATTAACGTGTCCGTAGCTGGCATTTGCGGCATGCCACCAATATTTGCTAAAACGATGTTATTAACATCTGCTGGTGTCGTAAATCCCATTATACTCCTTTTATATGTTTATACTCTAGTCTAAGTTTCTTAAACCCACCGATCCAGTTATCTCGTTTCTCGATAAACCATCTGGGGTCATCATTATCTATTCCCATTATGATTACTAATCTACCAATAGGAATTCCTGTTCTCTCTTCAAACGCAACTGCATAAGCAGCAGTCTGCATAAAATAACTATGAATGTCGTCTCTATCTTTCGGACGACTTGATGTCTTAAAATCTATAACAGAAAGTTTACCTTGAAACTCTCCGATGCAGTCGACTGTGCCAGCGACCTGTAAATGGTCACACCATAATGGCGTTTCCAAGCAGTGGATGTTATCAATCTGATCAAGTAGAAACTTGATTGACCCAAACATTTCTGCGTCGAATAAGTCTGGAACAGCTTCCCCATGTCTAAGATAATCTTCACAGAGCTGATGGACTCTCGTTCCTCTTGCTGATGCTCTTGCTGAAACTCTATTTGCTTCTTCATCTCCAACTCTACGTCTCCATTCCGCAATACCTTTAGCTGAATGTAATCCCGTTACAGTTGTCACGGAAGGGTATTTGTTCCCCGAAGGAGTTTTATATAATCTACCTTCGGGAGAATTTATACGTTCAATTGGAGTAAAATCATGATGTATAAAAGTCTTCATTACACGTATTGAATAATTGTATTATATAAGTTTTGTCGTTCTTCTAAACCAAGATAACCACCATTGATAATCTTAGTCATTGTTTTAATATCGCCAGCATCAGCGTATTGATTTAGGTTATGTGCGTTCCAAAACCAAATTGCTGACATTAAGGCGAAGTCTTTATCTTCAGTAACCCAATCAGGATGCTCTACCAAGTTTTGCCAATCATCAAACATATCCTGAGCAAATTTAGTATAGTTTTCTTTACCAGTTAATTGGATTGGACCACGTCCTCGATATTTCCATCCATCACCACTTTCTTCAGGTCCATTACCCATACGATTCGCATAAATGCGATTGGCAATTAGTTCTGGTTGACGAGCATAATTCTGCGCATCTTCCATACCATGGAAATGTGAGCCGAAGATTTTACATAAACCCTCAGCTGAGTAGTTCAGATTTTCTTCAAACGTAGACCATCCTGCTGACTCGTGACCGCATTGCGCTAGAAAAGCTGCGATACGATGTGGTTGATCAATACCATACTTAGGAAACACCTGAGTCATGGAATTTACCCAACCTTGTGGGTCATTGTTATGTGGGAAAATCTGAGCGAATTGTTCTGCTGTGATCATTTTTTGTTCTCATCGAAATCCTCATATCTAAGTTTAGCTAAAATATAGTCTTTCACCAAAGAACTTCTCACAATATCATCGACTGTAAACTCAATACGAGTAAAAGCACTCATGTGTTGGGCGATGTCAAAAAACTTCAAAATTCCTGTGACATCATTCTTGCGTTTATTCAAATCAGTCTGACGATAATCGCCACACCAAATAATCTTAGATCGATAACCGACACGAGTCATAACAGTATCAATCTCTTCGTAAGTCAAATTCTGCATCTCATCAACAATGATAATAGCATCATCGAAACTCATACCTCTAATGAACGAAGTAGAAATAAAGGTAATGTGACCTTGTTCTTCTAATCTGTCCCAAGCATCCTTACGTCCAAATAGAGTTTCGCAGATTTGACGATAGGGTTGTTCATAAATTTCCATCTTCTCATTTACGTCTCCTGGAAGATGACCAATCTCACGAGATTGAACCGCAGAACGAACTACGATAATCTTATCGAATGGATTTGATTTATCTAAAACTTCTTCAATTGCTTTATATAAAGCACAGAATGTTTTACCAGTACCAGCTACTCCGTGAAGAGCGACAAAATAATCTCCTCTTTTATACGCATCAAAAAATAATTTTTGATTATTGGTTAAGGGGTCAAACGTCTTTAAATCATCAATTCTTAATTTTAAATGATTATTCGGTTTTTGTTTTGGCTCACATTGTTCATTATCTATTTGTTTTGCTACTGGTGCCTTACGAGCCATGGGTTCCCTTTATAATTGTCTTGTTGTTTTATCCAATACGCTTCCTACAGTTTTAGAATGAATTTTTTGCAAGACCTCCTTAAATCCTTGATCTGTTCTTCGAACACCTAATGCCACTGGATCCATCATCATAGGTGCGCCATTAATCAATGGTTCTAATTCTGGGTGTTCTTTCAGATATTCATCTCTGGCAGAGATACCCATGAATTTTTCAAACTCCTCACCTGTTTCAGTATTTCTAAATTTATACGTTGGCATAATGTCTCCTTCAACCTATTTAGCGATGAAAGAAGGCACATTTCGGTTTTTCCAAGAAAACATACGAGTTTTATCTCCAAGGTAATAATTCATATATGAAGAAATTGAATCACCAGGAACTTTATATTGGTCTGGCATTGCAGGAGTTGGTTCAGTAAATTCCCCAGAAGTAATATTTTTTGGGAAGTTGTTTTTAAGAATTTGCATTAAACCACTAGATTCTACTTTATGTGTTTTACCATAACGATAGGTATATTCGCTACAAAGTTCTTCTAGAAGTTCAGCCAACCACATATAGTTTGAATTATTTTTTCTACACCAGATGGCGGAAGGGTGAGAGATGTGAGTAGCAGAATAGAGAACAGATTCACGATTGTCAGGAAGAACATATCGAGTTTGTTTTCGACCAGTTTTAGACTTGCCAATAACGACAGTGCCATCCAAAACACGATGAGCAGTAGAAAGAAGCTGAGCATATTCAAGAATCATCTTTACGCAATGTTTATCAACGTGCATTTCTGCGCACGACCTTGGGTTTTTATT